ATCATCATCGGGACGCCATTATGCCCGATCATCTCTGTCGCCTCTGCAGTGGTCGCTGGCGGGTAATGTGTACCCTTTTCCATATGGCCCCAGAACTCATCGACCGATGCCCTGAGGTGCGCGATCATATCTTCATCACGCTCGACAACAGCAATCAGCCACTCAGGCATCGAACGGGGGCATTCGGCGATGACGGCGATGTCAGCGCCAGAACACATCATCTGGGCCTGAACTTGCCAGACGCGTTCGGGTCGTCCCGGGCCCCCGTCTGTCGGGTAGACGGGCAGCTTGCACTCCCAGACAGCCCCGTCAGGGATCTGGTGTTCGACGCCCTGCCAATCGACCAGCGTGCAGGGCGCCTCAAACAGACCATCGAGGCTTGCAACCATGTTGCACTCGGCATCGGGATATCCGATCTCCGGGTGTGCGATCTCGCAGTTGTACACATCCATGAACCACTGCCGGCTGGCATCTTCCCAGTAATTGCCTGCAAGCATGTGACCGTTCGGGGCCCCTTGTTCTGTCCCTGCCTGTGCGGCACGGTGCTTCATGAGGAGGTCGTTGGGGGTGTCGTAGGGTGAAACCTGTACGAGTGCCCCTGCATCGCTGGCGCCGTTCTCGACGCCTGTAATAGAAAACTTGGCCATTGATCTTGGCTCCTATATGTTATGTTGGGTAAATCAGACCGGCGGTCAGAATGACTGCCATGATGAGGGTGAAAAAACAGCCCTCGACAAGGGATTTTAGCTGCCTGTTCCCCTTAAGAACGTGGTCGTTGATCGACGCCAGATATGGTGTCAACCGCCCCGGTTTCTTGTTGTATACATTATGCCGCACTACTAAACTCCCTTGCAATGTTATCAAGGACGTTAGGCAGAAAAGCCACATCCCTGGTCTGTCATCATTGAAACTAGATATTGATTGGCCTCTTGCGTTTACACTTTTAGCCTTTAACGCTTCTCTTGACGCCGAGATCTTCATCACTGCTTCCAGCAATATGCGTCTTTCTCCCCAGTGAAAACGACTGATGGCCTGTAACTCCCGGCCAAGGTTTTGAAGCAACTCTCCAGCCCTGCGGATCTGCAAGTCGGAGTGGATTGGTATGTCGATCCGGCGGACTGTGCCGGTAATCTCGCGATCGAGGTTCCCGAGTTTCATTCGGTCCTGTTCGATCCAGTGGACTATGCTCTTCATTCCCCTACTCCCAAAAAGTGCTAACGAATGTTAACGATAACAAGGCGAGGACAATAGTCGTAAAATACGACAAGTGTCCATACACCTGACGGGATTTTCTTTTAGAGCTATTCCACCCTGTATACATATGTATACAAGTCATGGCCCTGCCCTCTTGATAATGTTCTTGACCTGTTGGGGCCCCCAATCACCACCACGCTCTGTCTTCAGCCCCCGGGCCTCGAGCGCCTTGGCAATGCCCCTGTAGGACACGATGCCGCTGTCCATAATTTGCTGAATGACGGGCATGACGTTATTGGCGTGTCTGACAGCCTTCGCTGCCGTCGCCTTGCCGCCCTTCTTCTGGATCTTCTTGATGTCAGGGTTGCCGAGGATAACGCCCCGGGCTTTTGCTGCAGCCAGACCGGCTTTGGTCCGGGCTGACATCTGGTCGCGTTCCTGTTCGGCGACAGCCGCGAGGATCTGGATGGTGAAGCGGTTTGCCTGTGGCATGTCGCAACATATGAAGTCTACACCGGCCTCCATCAGGCTTGCCACAAAGAACAGGTTCCGCGCCAGCCGGTCGAGTTTTGCGACGACCAGTGTTGCGCCTGTCTTTTTACACAGCTTGATGGCTTGTGCCAGTTCCGGGCGATCCGCCCTTTTTCCGCTTTCAACCTCAGTGAACTCTTCGATCAGCTCCCACGACCCGCCATTGAGGTAGTCGAGAACGGCTTTCTTCTGTGCTTCCAAACCGAGGCCTGAACGGCCTTGCTTTGCTGTCGAGACGCGGTAGTAAGCCACAAATCTCCCGGTATGCAATGTCATTGTTTTAGTCCTCCGAAGCCATCACTACACCGTCCATTATTCTATGTCAACTGTTATGACGGGTGACGGCAATATGGTTCCTCTACCACCTTAACCCCGGCGAGTGGTGCCGGGGCTGGGGGTGAGGGATGGCGGTGTCAGGTGCGGTCTTCGTGCCAACCTTGTGAAAAGGTGTCGAAGTGCCAAGCCGCGCTATTGTCATCAGCAAGGCGGCCGTCGATCCGGGCGTTGATTGGTGATTTTGTTGTCATTGCTCCGCCTCACATTTTTTGCAGCGTCGTTTTTTTGCAACAGGAGGGTCGTAGTTTTTACTTCCGACAATTTGGATTGTATGACCACATTCAAGTGTTTCGTATCTGGTGAAAAATAAACCCTGTTTTGTTGAAATTACCTTTCGCCAAGGCTGCTTTGGACGCACTCTTTCTAGGGAAGCATCTAGCAAATTTGCAAGTTGATGCAGTGCACTATCTTTTGTTGCCCTAAACGCCTTTACAGCTTTTCGAGCTTCAGCGTTTGTAAGTTCAAGCTCAATCATTTTATCCCCCTATGGCGTATAGTATGACATGAACAAGCGGGAACAGCTTACCCTCCTTGTTGCGTCGGCGCATAAGCACTCGGGCTCGACGCTTCGCTGCAGTCAGGGTATCGAACCCTGTCTCTTGGTTGTCACCATCTTCTATCCAGTACATCATCATTCTCTCCTTAAAAGTTCCGTTAATTCACAATGTCAAGTGTCTGTACGGGTAGACATAAGTATCTTCATCAGATATGTCAATAGGCAAGACGGAAGAACAAGCACATTTTCTACAGCATATGGACACTATCATGGACATGAAAAAGACCAGCATTCTGATCACCAAGTCCCTGCACGAACGTCTCAGGGTCGAGGCAGCGGTTGAAAGGCGGTCGATGTCATCGGCGATCGAGGCGCTCTGCTGGAAGGGTCTGGAGGGCTCCGGCTCAACCGAGGATCGTGTCAACCAATTGCTGGGCGATCGTAAATGATCATCTTTGGCATCGATCCCGGGTTATCAGGTGGCTGGGCTGTCCTGTCAGACAACCAAGTCTTCTGTGGCGACCTGCCGGCATACAACAAGATGATCAACGGATACGAACTTTCCGACATCATCGACGCACATGACATTGGTCTGGCTGTCGTTGAAAGCGTCAACGTAATGCCTGGACAAGGCATCGCATCAAGTGGCCGGTTCATGAGGGCATACGGACAGTGCCTCGGTGTCGTCGCAGCCCACAAGCTGCCGATCAAGCATCCGACCCCGCAGAAGTGGAAGCGGGATCTCGGCCTGACGCCGCCGTCAAAAGATATGTCCAAGTCACAACAGACAATTTTCAAGAAAGAACAGGCCAGACAAGTGGCGTCTGACCTCTATCCACGCTTCGCCCGGATGTGGGCAAGGAAGAAGGATCACAACAGGGCTGAAGCTGTCCTGATCGCACACTGGGGAGAAAAACATGGCAACGCTGATTGAACTTTATAACGAAGCGAAAATCTGCAAGCAAAGATTTGAAGTCCTGCTCAACGATGACACCACGCACACAACAACTGACCCGTATTGGGACCAACTGAAAGACGCTTCAAGGCGTCGCGATCACGCCATCAGTGAACTCAGGCATGCAATGAATACGCGCACTATCATGACGCATTCAGCCTACTCGGGCGACCCCGTCATGATCACCATAGCCGAGGCCCTGCCCCGGTTAGTCGACGCCGACGACAGTATGTTCGGCGACATGGCCAGATTGGCTGGCTTCATCAACCCTCAAATCTCAGAAGGATAAATATCATGGGTTTAAATCTTGGCGGCGGTGGTGACTTCATCCCGCATATTCGCTGGAACGCTCAAATGGGCGGCAAGTGGCAAAAGTCTGCAGAAGACGGGCCTGAAGACTTCGAGTTCTCACAGGCTGTCTGCAATCTCCCGGGTCTTCAGACCGGCTGGCTCCGCATCGAAAAGGGCGAGGCCCCGGATTGGAAACCGGACATCAGTCTGGATCAGGAAGCCCCCCGCCCCTCACCCGATCACCAGAAGGGCCTGAAGGTTGCCTTCCTGTTTGGCAAGAAGTTCGGCGACGGTCCAGAGCGTGAACTCTGTGCCAGTTCCAAAGGCCTCTGCATGGGCATCGAGGATCTGTACAGCCGGTTCGAGGTTGAAGCTGGCAACAACCCCGGGAAGTGCCCCGTCGTTGCCTTTGAAAAGGGTGAACACATCACCCTCGGAAAAGGCGCCACGGTCAAGCCGGTGTTCAAGATCGTCAAGTGGGTCGATACCCCGGATGAATGGGCATCGGCGCCGAAAGACGACTACACGCAGGACCAGATCGAGGAACTGGGCAATGCGGCGACCAATGACGATGAGGAGGAGTTCTAAGGAGCCCACACCTGAAGGCTCCGACCTCTCGTTAAGTGTGCCCCGGTGAAGTCCTCCCCCTGCACCGGGGCACACGCCCCCTCACCCAGACCAGTGTGGAAAATATGTCTGATATTATTAAATTCTTCGACGCATTATACGGGCAGCAAACTGTCGGCGAGATCGAGGTGGCATACACCCGACCCGACAGTGGTGCGCCGACACAATGTCGCCACATTGACGTGGGTGATTTCGACACCATAGAAGAGGTATCTGATGACATCGCCCTCGAGGGCTCAAACCAATATTTCATTCCATCTATCATCAAGGAAGGCACAAAGGGCAGATCATCTGACGATGACATTAAGTCAGCGACATGTGTATTCGCAGACTTCGATGGCGAAGGAGATCTGCAACGGGCATCGAAGATCTGGAAGGATCTCGACATCTCTCCACCTTGGGTCGTTATTACCGGCCGGCATCCACATATAAGAGGACATGCCTACTGGCCCTTAGATGGCCAGCTTGCCAACATGACGGCATTCCGGGAGATCCAGCAACAACTGGCATCGGTACTGGGCGGCGACACTACAGTGCAGAACCCGTCACGCCTGATGAGGATGCCAGGCAGCATCGCATGGCCGAAGAAACCCGGACGGGTTAAAGAGGCCACCGAGATCCAGCATCGAGATCAGAACCAACAGACATTCTCGATCATCGAACTGCGGAAGACACTGAACGGCTGCACGGTTTCGGCACCCACATCAAACAGTGCAGACAATGTCGTACCGATCAATGGATCCAGCCTGAATCTTGGCCTGAACGACAGCCTCGATATCAAAGGCGCATGGGACAAGGCCCTGTCGTCAGACAACTGGCACCACAACGTCATCAAGATGGTCGCGTCATGGGTTCACCGCGGCTTTACTGACTTCGAGATCCACCAGCTATCTGATCAACTGACACTCGATGGATACACAACACAAGACACAGCCAATGAAGTACAGAAGGCGATCGACAGTGCCCGTCTCAAGTGGGGCATCGCACAGCCGACCAATGTCCTGACAGATCTGGCAGGTCGGCAGGAACAGAACGACTTCATACCGGCCAGCCAGTTCAGAGGTGAGCCCCCTGCCCGTGAATGGATCCTTCAGGATTGGATACCCAGAGGCACGGTGACTGCATTATTCGGTGATGGCGGTGTCGGCAAGACCCTCATCGCCCAGCAACTGGCCAACTGTCTGGCACTGGGCCGGGGCTTCATGAACACAGAAGTCAGACCATCCAATGTCCTGTTCATAGCCTGTGAGGATGACACAGAAGAGTTGCACCGCCGGCAGCATGCCATCAATAGCTGGCTCGACAGGGGCATCCAGAGGGGTCCGAAAAACCTCTACCTGTGGCCACGGGTTGGCTTCGACAACATCATGGCGTCATTCAAGGAAGGTGAGCATGCAGCCGAGGCGTTCTATGACCTGATCAAGGACGCCATCGAGAAGATCCAGACCG